GTAGAACTATCTAATTTTATTAAATATTCAGTGCTGGTTGAAGCAACTCTACCTCCGTATCTAACTCCAGCTCGAGAGGGATCTGCAATCTTAATAAGGTCTCCAGGTCTAATACCTGAAGCTTCCATACCAGTTTTAAAAGTACAAATCTCAGTTTCGTATCTTTCTGTATATAGCAACCACTTACCTACTCTACGAGCTTGAGATTGTGAAGTACACCCCAATGCTCTAATATTTTTTGAGAATATTTGGTTATTTGCGTTAGCTATACCATCAGCATCTTCTACGTACTCTATGTTTTGTTTATACATATCTTCAGGATTATTCCAAGTAACTAAAGCTACATTATGTCTTTGTTTTCTAGAAGAACCTTCGTAAGTAAAATTTCCATCTATTACATTAGCTTCTCCAAATAACATTACTGCATCTTTGGGAGCATCCTGTACCGGAGTTATCATTCCTTGCTGCCAATAGGTTAACCCTCTAAACACGGCTGCAATATCATTTATTACCTTAAAAGCTTCTTCAGCGGACTGTAAGTATAGGTTACAAGTAAATCTAGCTTCTTTATTTCCCCAACCATCATCTACTCCCACAAAATTTCCATTGTTGTCTACCGCATCACAGTATTTTGCAACTTCAAATAGAGCCCATTTATCTAGTTGAGAAGCATTAAGCCATTTTCCTAATCCGTACCTACCTTCTGTGCATAAATCATATAGTATCCAAGCAGGATTACATGTCCAAGCAGTAGTAAAAGTTCCGTCCCAAGAACTATTATATAAACTAGTACCTACTGCAGTTCCTGTCCAAGTTCCTCCCGCATCCGTACAAGTATCTTTACGTCTATATCCTCCAATAGAACAATGCCCTGGGTCATATGCAGTATAATTACTAGGAACTTTTATTTTTACCCCTTTTACTTCGTACCCTCGAGTAGGTATAGAATCGAATTGTTCTGCATTAAATTGCATAGCCACTAAAGCACTATTAGGGTAAGTTAATTTGTTATCGACAATTATAGTATATGAGCCAAAATAAATAGTATTTACAATTTTAGCACTTGATTCATCAGCACTTAGTCTTGTTACTTTTATAGTAATAGCAGTGAATGTCCAAGTTGCAGGTATATCAAATCTGTATGATTTATCAAATCTTTGAGTAGTTTTACCACTAATACTACTACTCAATACTTGTGTATAATTGGTTCCGTTATCTTTTGATAATTCTATTTTAAAACTAACTGAAGAGCCATGTATATTTCCTTCATCATTATCAGCGTCTGTTAAAGCTGGAACCCAGAGTCCAATTCTGACTGCATCCGCTATACTAGAAGTAAAAGTTCTAACTACAGGGGAACTATTTTCTACTAAAGCATCTACTGATGTTGAGGTTTCTGTACCTGCAAATCCAGGTATATAAGTTTGGTTATTAGTACCTACTCTAGTTTCCCAAGATACCCCTTCAAAATTATCTTCTCCAGCATTGTTTTGTAAAGGAGTGTTGTCCAAAAATATAGATTTTTTACCATTGAGAAGCCCACTAATTTCTCCTTCCGATAATAAATCTACTGACCTACCTTTCGCTGTAGAAAATAAAGTATTCTGGTCTTCTTGACCGCCGCCCCCGCCGCTGTCTTTTCCACCATACCCTATAATATAATCTTGTTCACTCATAATACTTCCTACGGACTATAGTTCTCGTTTGTTATACCAGAACTTATTACCGCTCCTCCAATCATTAGTTGTCCATAACAAACAGGAACAGGCACTCCCTGGCTTACCGTATTTGCTGCTCCATTAAAAGAGTAATTTTGGTCGTCTTTTATTTCCTCTGGAGTTGTTACTAACATTTGTGCAATTCCTCCCGATATAAGTCCCCAGCCTACTTGCATCATAGCGCCCCCTACCATACTAGCTAAACTTGCTGTAGTACTAGTAGAAGCTAAATAAGCCATAGGCCCTGCTACTGTTCCTGCTCCTGCAATAGCAGAGACTGCATAAGGTGCTGCTACTACTAAAGCTATACCTAATAGGATAGCTCCTAAACCATCTTTCTTAGCACCAAGTACAACAGGAATAATTTTTATTTCTTGTTTACCCGAAGGTTCGTAAATTTCTTCTTGTTTTTCTATATAGGTTTTACCAACCATTACTTTATAACCCACTCCCCTATCTTTGGAAGAAATAAGAAAGTTTCTAAAACTAGAGTTATTTGCGCATAGAGCCCGTACAGCTTCTGAAGGCGAATTTACGTCTAAAAGCCAGTCTTTACCGTACTCTTCCGCTAATTCCCCATATAGTTTAATTTGTTTTAACATAACGACTTGTGTCTTAAATGATGAGTGGTATGCTTGCGCCAATACCCTCCGTAAAGTTGTCTATTCGATAACCTACCATGCACATGATGTAGAATCGTATCTCCTCCAATATAAATTGCAGCATGGTTAGGCACAGGTGAAACTACTTTTATTAAAAATGCATCATATTTTTGCAAGTCATCTTCATCTTTTATCTGAATAAACCCCTGATTTTTAAAGTTGTCTACGTATAGGTTCTCTCCCCTCTGCCACCACTCGTCTTTACGAAAATAATTCTCTAAATCAATATTTAATTCTCGTTTGTAATAATCTTTAACTAAGGTATAACAGTCTAAAACTCCATGTGAAAATGGTCTACCGATAAGAGGGGCTTCATAACCCTCTGGCTCCCAACTATATAATTGATTTGATGGCCAACTTAAAATATGCCAAGGTTTATTAGTTGTTTCACAAGATACTCTATCTGCCTCTGATGGAGTACAAGCTTCATTAGGATGAGAATGACAAATTCCTATAATCGCTCCAGTATCTTCTGCGTCTGCATAACTAATAGGATCTATTATAAAATGTTCTTCTGCATTCTCTGCTGCATTTTTAGCTTTATAATACTGTTCTCTACCTCTAGAGGTCACTATTATAAATCCACATGCTTCTTTTGGATACTCTTCTGTAGTATGAGCTCTAAAATCTTCTAACGTTTTATCTTCCATAGAAGTTATCCCATATTCATTCCAGCTCCAGGAAACCCTCCAAAGGTTATCTCTTGAGGTTCCGGAAACCTTAGTTCACAAGCTTGAAAATTCTTCGCACATACATCCCCTGCTGAATTAGTGCTATTATTATCCATATCAAAATAGTTTGACCCCGAATACCCACACTCTACTCCTTTGTACACCCAAGGACACAAGTTTGCGATTACTGTCCTTGCAGGTAATTTAACTCCCTCTACATCATGAGCAGCTGTTAACTCAAACTGTATATGAGTTCTAGTTTCAACAGCTTTTCTATCCACATACCATACTTCATCCGCAAAATAGGCAGTATCGTCTGCTAAAGCACTAGCATACCAAATACCAGTATTACTGTTTGACGCTGCGCAAGTAGTTGAATTATACACTGTCCATGTACCTGCAGAACCATTCTTTGTAGCATCTAAACAGTCTGCTTTACTTAGACTAAAAGGAGCTCCTCCAGATTCTCCAGCACACGTTCCTCCTGCGGGGTATCCCCCTGTATAACAGTATGCATCTAAATATTTGGCAAAAGTTCTTCTTCTAATTACTTTTGAACCAACTAAATCATCATAACTACTTATAACTCCTGATAATAATGAAGTAATATTAGCGACTGTTAAACTAGGCTTAGGCATTGTTCCTTTTCCAGACCATTCAAATCCTTCTGCCTTAATAGGAAAAGCAGAGTATCCATTACCCTGCCATACTATTTCTTGCAAATTTTCATTATAACCAGCGTGCCACCTAAAAATAGGTTCTGAAGCTGCAGCAGTTCCTGTAGACATATCTAATTCAAATAGGTCTATTAAATCTCCAGGCTCTAACCCGTTTACGTCACTTATAATCTTATCAGCCATTAGGGTTCAAATACTTTAACAAAAGTTGCAGTTACTGTTCTATATCCAGAAAGAGGTATTTTAGTACCCCATTTTTCACATTTATATTTTTTAGTAGGATAAATAGTATACGCCTCACCGTTAGACATTAAATCACTACTTAAAGTTAATTGAGTTGTACTATCAATGGCTACAACAGTTGCTGTAGTTGCTCCTGCGTCTGTAACAGTAGTATTTAAAAGTCTATTAGTAAAAATTTGAGTAGTGTCTATTAACTTATTAGTAGCTGCGCTAGTAGTAGTACTAGATATTTCAGTATCTGGAGGATACCAATCAAAAGCAGTTACTCCTTTCTGATCTTCCAAAAATTTAATAACTTTATTAGCGTCATTTAAACTCCTGTTATTCCAAGATAAACTCCAACTCTCTGGTAAATTATTAATACCAGCTGCTACTCGTTGCTCGTATCCATCACCATATGCAGCCCTAAAAATCCTAGCTGTTTGATCTGTAGCTACCCCTCTATCGGGTATTATGTTTACATCTGTATTAAAATTTGCCATAATTATCCATATGCACTAAGCAATCCTCCTGGTCTTTGTTGTTCTACTAATTCTGATTGTACTGCCTGAGAAACCATGTATCCTAATTCTCTAGCTCCGTCTCCCGAAACTTCGGTTGCTGACGATTGCCCCTGGGCATCTACTGATACGTTTACAGTAACATTGTTAGTTCCTGCTCCTTTAACAGGAATAGACCTGCCATCGGGCAATGGAACGACTGCTTCATTCATACCCCCTTCTCCCACCATTCCTAAAGTAGGTCTATTAGCTATTCCGCCATTTGCAAAAGCTCGGAAGCCCCCAGGGGCTATTCCACCACTACCAGCGAAAAATTGTATAGCGGCTCGTGCTATAGTACCCCACATTGAACTATTTCCTCCTGAAGATGCCGAGCCTCCGCTTAATATAGAATTAAGAATTGCGTCAATTCCTTTATCAGACTTCATAATATTAAGATCAAATAGATTCTCAGGTATATTTTCCATAATATCACTAAGTGCTCCGTTTTCACCAGTATTCTGTTCTATAGCTCTAAGAGGGGCCAGATTTAGATTTAACTCTTCTAAACCCGAATCATACCACTTAGATGTTTTACCACCATAAGATTGATTTTGACCACCAAAGGAACTCCAACCAGGTATTTGGTTTCCTTTAACTGTTGTTATT